GTAACTTTTTTTCCTATGTTATATTTAGCAGATAAGTTCCATTCTTTTTTTTCTTTAAATGGTAAAACTTTAATCTGACTTAAAGGCGCTTTGTTTTCTGCGTCTTCTTTTTTAACTATATCAATTAGGTTCCAGTCTTGTAATAAAATAGCGATTGTGTTTCTTCTTTGTATATCATTTTCTATTAAAGTTGCCTTCTTGCCGTCTAAAGCAAAAAGTTCTTTAAAATGTACGATATAGTATTTACCTTGTTTATGTAATATGTGACACGATTGAAATAGTGTTTTGTCTTTACGACTTGCAACACCTATTCGTGTCAAAGTTTCTCTAACCTTTAGGAAATCGTCTGGTTGTTTAATTGTGACTTCTAACATACTTGCAGGCGACCATTGTATTTCTTCACTCATTTTTTTCTCCCACCTTTATTTAAGGTTTCTTTTATATCTTCAATTTGTTTTTCTGTTAGTATGTTGAGAGCCTCTCTAGCTTTTTCATTACCATATCCAAAATACTCTTTCACATACTCTAAATCTTTCAACTTGGACTGCTTTAACCATCTGCCGCCAAATCGTTTTTTCTTTCTTACACTATTTATTAAAAATTGAAACTGTACTTTATTGTCTAAAAAGTGATAACCATTCATCTCGTTTGCTTGAGGTAATGTATCCCAAAACATAGATAAACAACGGTTAACGATATACGCAGGATATTTCTTTGCCCACGCTTCATCATTGGTGTTCATCAAGTCTTGTTTAGACTCATTGATTGATTTTAAATATTCTTTTAATTCGTATGTCATTGATCTAATTTTCCTAAAGACTTGCCTTTTATATAGTCTTTATATGCTTTGCTGTATAAAACTTTAGTTCCAAAAGAACCTATCATACTTTTACTAACAGTTCTATTATAATTTATAACAAAATGTTTAGGATATTTTAAATTTAATTTCTTTGATGTTTCATCTTGCATTTGTACTGTTCTAAAAGTAGAACACCCACCAGCTGAATTAAATTTTTGCATATAACAAAATTCTTCCATTATTGCATTTGAATAACCATTTGATAATAAATGTAAGTTAAAATTTACGTCTTCTTGTATAGGTACATAATTAAAATCTATATCATCTATTACTTTAGATAATTGTTTTCCGTCTATTGAAAAAATTGCAAAAATACCTCCATTATAAAATATTGGTTGTGATCTAGGCATAATACCACCTGCTTTAAATCCACATAATATTCTGTTTTCATTATGACACATATCCAATCTGGTAAATAATTCTTCCCAATCTGAATCAATCATAGGTCTTTTAGCAACTTGCATATTTGATTCTTTACCAAAATACTTTGCGTTTCTTCTCATTAAAGTAATATCATCATCAACTACAAGGTATCTTTGATTGCCTGCTGTACGATAAATGATCTCTTTAGTTTTAGCAATACCTATATTATCATCTACAACTAATAAATTTTTACCTTCAAACAAATGTTTTTCTTGTTTTTGTACAACAAAGATTACTTTTTCTTTTAAGAAATTAGGTAGACTTTCAAAAAATATTTGTTTATCGTGTCTTTTAAATGTAGGTATGTATATATTATCTAATGTCATCATTGTGTTTGTTATGTCTGCCCATATACCATTCACCAGGTTCGTAATCCCAACGTTTACCGTGATGACCTCGTATATCAGCATACCACATACGCAATCTGACAATCATTTTTCTAAAAAATGTTCTTTTAGCCATTCTATCCTCTTACTTAAATTTGCAAGTCGCCATTATTTCTGTTAGACAAGCGACCATATTTATCTCTTGGTCAGCAACAAATGCCGATTTATATTGATAGCCTGCTAATAAAAGTATTGCTTGTGGTATTGATGTTGGTTGTAGATACTCTTTTAATGATTCGTAGATAGACTTGAACAAGTCTGCTGGTTGTACACTTGAATTGTTTACAACCCATTTTCGCATATTATCAAACTCTTTACCCTTTAATGACTTGTAAAGTGCTTTTAAATCTGATTCTTTTTGATTGTAAAAGATACCACTATCTATCTTACCATTTACTGAATATCTTTGTAGTTCATTAATGGTCTTTCTGAAGTCTGATTTATATTTTTCAATCAACTGTTCTAAAACTTGTTTATCAAATTGTACTTTTTCAGATTTTAATATCTTATCTAATCTTAATGCAAAAGCAGAATACATTTCTTTTTTATGTCCATTTAACTTAAACTCAATATGCGTTAATCTACTTCGTAATGGTTCTATAAACTTGTAAGGATAATTACAAGTCATTATAAATCTACAATTTTTGTGGAAAGTTTCTATAAAGTTACGTAAAGCTGGTTGTACAGATTCAGCATTCATATAGTCCGCTTCATCTATGATAATAACTTTATGATTTGCTTCTTCAGTAAGAGATACTGTACTCGCAAAGTTTTTGATTTTGTTTCTTAACGTATCAATGTGTCTACCTTCATCTGATCCATTGATAATGATATAATCAACACTTAATTGTTCACACAAGGCACGTGCAACAGTAGTTTTACCTGTACCAGGACCTCCTGATAATAACATATTAGGAATTTCTTTTTTCTTTAAAAATTCTAAAAATGTCTTTTTTGTATCTTCAGGTAAGATACATTCTTCAATTGTTTTAGGACGGTATTGTTCCACCCATAAAAAGTCTGCCATAATATAATATACTCCTCATTTTATTCAATCCAATTATATGTTGGATATTTTGTCATACTATCATAAATGTTAGGGTTTGTCAATAGTGCTCTACGATAAGGTGTCCATTTTATGCCTACACCCCAACCCAAACTAGTTATAATTTCTTTTTTGGTCATTTCTTTTTCTTTTTTAATCCAATTAATAATTTTTTTTAGTGCTTCACTTTCACCTACTTCTTTTGTACTTTTAACTAATGTATCAATGTAATCACTCATTGATTGTACTTCATTTTTAAATATTAAATTATTTTTAATGTGCATTAAACTATTCAAAGCATATTCATTTCTTGCTTTTGTGTCATCTAAAAAATAATTTAATTGTTCTAATAATTCATTATCATTGTCTATAAAATATCCACCATCAAATAATTCTTTATAATAACTTTCGTTATACATTATGTAAGGAACACCATTCATCATACCGTCTGTGGTTGCTACAGACCAACCACCATAAGTTTGTTTAGGAGAATAACCTATACAACATTTTTTTAAAAAGTTATAATAAAATTCTTTGTTACCTTTATCAACAATGATATAATCTCTATCAGGTTTACTAGCAAGAGGAACCCAAACTTTAAAATCTTTTCTTTGTTCATAAAGTTTATCAGTTACTTTTAAAAATTCTTTATAGTGTTTGTACGTATCTGGTCTATGATTAAATACAATTATTTTTTCTGGATTTAAATTTATGTTATCAATAATGTCTTTTTTATCTACACCTAAGTGTTGAACTTTTAAAATTTTTTCTAATTTATCAATAGTTTTATCATTAAGTATTTCTTTTGCTTCTTCTAAAACTAATGATTTTTGATGTTCAGTATTCAAATAACAACGATTCATTTCTAAAATACCTACAAGATTATTTCTAAATGCGTTTGCTGACCAAGTTACAACATTTTTTAAATCAAACCAATGACAATATCCAAAAAACAATGGTATGTGCTGTGTTGTATTATACAATACATTTTTTAAATTAACTGTATGTTCAGGTAAATGCGACATTACCAAATCAAAGTCCAAGTCGTTTGATACCATTTTCTTAATTAATTCAGTATCAAAGTGTACTCTCATTGTAGGTGGGTATGTAGGTATATCTACATAAAATTGTGTAACATTATCAAATGCTAATGAAGGTACTTCTTTAGGCAAGATTAAATAAAACCACAAATCATCCCTAATAGAATTTAATAGAGATATTTGCTTTTTAATAACTTGTATATAACTATCTTTTTCTAAATCTTTTCCAAATGTGATGTTTGGATAAACTAAAATTCTAATAGTTTTTTTGAAAGATACTTTTTCATCAGGATACAAACTCATTTAGTTTCCATAGTAAATTCTTGTACAATTTCACAATCAACATCATATCCACCTTTATTCATTGTCCAACAATCTTCTTCACGGTCATAATCGTGTTCATCAACAAATGTTTGAACTTTGTCTGCTAGTTCTTTATCTTCATCACTAGCATTTTGATAGTTACTCCAATCAAAGTAAAGACCTTTTTCAAAGGTAGGTAGATCACCAAACTCCTCTATAATATCAGAAACAGCAATTTGCCTATTCAAATAATGTGTAGTTTGATGATACTCTCTGGTTTCAACTTTTAAGAAGTCGTCTGTTTTGTATTCAGTACCGTCTTCCAGTTTGTATACCTCAGACATACTAAAACTCCGAATCAGGTTCTAATGCGATCCAATATTGTACTGGTTTATTTCTGTTTACAAAATGAGAAATCTTTTGTTGAGATATTTCTACATTATAATCGTCACCAATAATTTTTAAGTTTTCTGCTTTAAAATAAGCACTAAACTTCTTATCAGTTTCGCCGATATTAATAGAATAATCATTTGAAGATTTATTTTTCTTATCAGTAGCAGTTAACTTAATAGATTTACCATCACCTGTAACAGCAACATCTGGTAAATTTAGAGTGGTAATTGCTTTTTGTACTTTAGCAAAATGATCTTTCTTTAAAGTAAAAGTTACATACTGATCTGGCATATTGATTGCTTTTGTTGGTGCAACAATAACTGACTTATCAGCAAAGAAATATTTAATTGCTTGTTTAGAATTGTCATCTGCAATTGTAACATTTGATCCACCATTAAATTTTAAAGCAGGTTTTTCAAATAGTTCAACTGCTCTTAAAAATTCTGGTAAATCATAAATTGCAAACTCACTATCAAACTTTTCTGTTATTTCAGCTTCTGCTAAAATATTTTTCATTGTAGAAATAGTTTGAATCTTGTTTCCAGGTTTTACCAGAATGTTCTGGTTAATATCTGAAAAGTTCTTTAACACCGATATAGTGTCTGTAGATATATTCATATAATCACTCCTTCATAATTTAGATTCATATTATATTATTCATTATATACTAAAAAGGCGAGGAAGTCAATGCTGCCTCGCCTTTCTACTTAAAATTAAAATTACTTATTTAACAGTAATTTCTCTAGCTTTTTTAGACTCTGGAATTATTCTTTCCAAAGAAACAGTTAAAAGACCATCTTTTAGTTCAGCGCCTTTAACTTCAACGTCATCAGCGATTGTAAAAGATTTAGAAAAGTATCTTTTAGCGATACCTTTATGGATTACTTCTCCATCTCCATCTTCGGTCTTCTCAACCTTTTTAGATTTAATTGAAAGTACACCATCCTCTAGGTTTACTTCAATATCTTTTTTGTTATAACCAGCCAACGCTAATTCAATATTGTATTGGTTTTTACCAGACTTAACAATATTGTAGTGTGGGAAAGACGGTACATTAGCAAAAACATCATCATCAAACATTCTTTCAAAATGATCGAAGACGTTATCAAAGCCAATTGATACTGGTCTTAGTTGGTTAAAAATAGAAAGTGCTTTATTCATATTATTTCCTCCTTTTAAAGCAAGTTAACATAAGAGCCCATTATGGCGCCCTTACAATTAATTTAATAATTAAATGTCAAAATACAAGTGTGTTATTCTGACACATATTATTTATACGGCAGTTTCTTTTATCACGGAGTGCAAACTGCCAAAGATCACCGTTTTTGCGACACCGACTAAATTTAATAGTCAGCCCTTTTACGCTGTTAGGACTTATGAATTGCCTAACATTATATATTTATATCACCAGCGTAAAACTAAAAACCTCTCATTGCCATTAATTTTTTCATCTTTTTCTTATAATTAGCAATATTTTCTTTTTTCTTACGTCTTTTTTTAGCAGATGGTTTTTCGTAAGACTCTCTAGCACGTAACTCTTTCATAACTCCTTCTTTCATAAGTTTACGTTTCATTACACGCATAGCTTGTTCTACATTACCGTTTCTTACTTCTATTTTAAGTCCCAATTTATTTTACCTCCTTTTCAATTTCTTTTTTAAGTTCTTCAAATACTTCGTCTGTATCAGCATATTTTATCTGTACATCTTCATTGATTACTTGAACATCACCAACAAAAGGAATAAAGTCAACTCCTGGAATGTGATTTTTATAAACTTGTTCTATCGTTGTAAAACAATCTTTAGACTTCTCATCTGATTTGTTCCAATCATCACCTGTCATTGTAGTAAAGAATATGGCAAGTTTTTTAAAATTATTTGCCCATACTACTAAACAAAACTCGTGTGGTGCAATTGACGTTGCTCTTTCACCTGCATATATTCTAATTCCTTTAGTTCTATTTTCCGATGCTTTAATTTCTATTTTTTCTGATTCAAATTGTGGTAAACTATCTTCAGGAAATCTAATATCTGGATCACCCATTTTATTAATAGGTGTTTGTACTACAAATTTAGCATCTTTAAATGCTAATGCTAAAGCACTCATCATTTTATTTGAGATAGCAGTAGATGTTAAATGTTTTTCTGAACCAATTGTTTCATCAAACGTATCTTCAATTTCTGTTCCGTTTCTAGTTTTCATTGTTGAAGATAATATATGTTTTACACTTTTAATAAAATTATATACAGCATACTTTTGTATTAACGGATCGTTATCTAAAATTTTAAAGAAATTTAATCTGTTTGGATTAACAGGTTTTTTAGGTTTAGATTTCTTTGCTTTTAAGTATGCTTGATTAACTGTAAGTTTACCTTGATCTACTTCTTTAAATAAAGAAGGATCTCTCATCTTAACAATCTTTAACTTTTCAATTGTAGTCTTTGTAATAGGTATTGGACTATTACTATCTATTTCTTTAATCCACTCATCTGTAGTTTCATTAGGTGGTGTTTGTTTGAAAGTTTGTCTATAGTTTTCATCTAATTGATTGTATTCGTTTAGACTAACACTAGGTTTCTTTTTTCTACTTTTTGAATTTTGTTTTATTACAGCAAACACTTTGTCATAGGAAGACATTTGTTTGTTAAATTTTTTATGTGATAATACTGTTACTGAAACCTCATTGTAACCTGCCATTATGGCAGCCTGCGTTCTAGTGTGTCCTCCTGCTTTGTTACCGTCTTCGTCTATAGGGATAGGTACATAGTTTGGAACTTCTTCACCTTCGGACATCATTTCTTTCATTTCGTCCGCAATTTCATTAATCTTATTGTCTTCGGCTTCTTCATCTCCGTAAATCTTTTTATTATATTCACTATCAGTTAAGTCTGATATTTTACAAAGAATTTGCCCTCTTTCATTTATTCTGTATGGTATGTTTAGTTTTACTTTCATTATATAATCCTCATAGTTTTAGTTTTTAATATCATAGAATTAACGGTGGAGGGAACAACCCCTCCACCTGGACTAACACTATGATTGATAGATTTAGGCAGCGATGTCCTCATCACTATCTGACTCACTATCATTGTCATCCATTTGTGAAGAAAGATCAACTTGTCTTTGCTGTTCAAATATTTGGTCAGCAGAAGCACCAGCGTCAACTTTTGTGTATAACTCCACAAAGGAATTCTTTGTATCATCATCAAATCTATTTGTACACATTTCAATAGATTTCATTTTGTTGCCGAAGATTGCATACGCCTGAGCGATATGTACTAATCTTCTGGTAGATATAATCTCATCAACACCACCATCAAAGTAGGTTTTTCTAATTACATCTGCCCAAGTAACTAACTTGTCAACGAATTTAACATCAGACTTACCATAAGACTTTAATGTATTAACTAAAATCTTTTTTTCAGTTGATGTTGCAGGATACTTTTGTTCAAACGTAACTGGAAATCTTTCTAAGAAAGCCTCGTTAAGAACATTCGTACCGATAAATTTACCGTCTTCACTACCTTGCCCTTTAGTATTAGCAGTAGCGATTACGTTGAAACCGTCTTTTGGTTTCACCCATTTGTTAATCTTTTTAACAAAGACACCAGAACCTTCAAGGATTGGTTGTAAACACATAATCTTATTACTTGCAAGGTCAATCTCATCAAGTAAAAGAACAGCGCCTCTTTCCATCGACTCAATCACAGGACCATTTTGCCATACGGTCTGTCCGTCTTTAAGTCTGTAACCACCTAACAGATCATCTTCATCTGTTTCAATAGTGATATTGACTCTGATTAATTCTTTTTTCAATTCAGCACACGCCTGTGTAACTGCCATTGTCTTACCATTACCTGATAGACCTGTAATGAATACAGGATAAAATCTATTAGATTTGATAATGTTTTTAACATCTGGATAGTTACCGAAACTAACGAAGTTTTTATCTTTAGTCGGCACAATGTTACCAGTTAAAGAAGACACAATATAAGCGGCCTCTTTATTAGTAGTAGCAGGTGTTGAAGTAATTA